CCGTTGTTGAGGTAGTGATCTTGTCGCGCGACGAGAGGCGGCGCGGCGCTCGCATCCTTCAAGCCGCCGATCGCGAGCGTCCCCGAGAAGGCGACGTAGGCCGATCCCGCCTTCGTGACGCTCTTCGAGGCGACCGTGAGCGTCCCGTACTCCTGTGTCGGATTACCTTCGCCGACGATCGAGGCGAGCGGAGTCGTTCCGTCAAAGCCGCGATAGACGAGGAGGATCCCACCCGACGAGTTGCCCGGCGCCCCGGTCGTCTCCCACAGATGGGTGAAGCTCCACGTCGCCGGATCCCCTCCCGCTGCGACGCGACGGAAGAGGAAGGGCGGGTTGTAGATCCCGTTCGTATAGGGATCGAAGCTCCGCGGATCGTGGGCGAGCGTCCATCCGGCATCGACGGGGGTTGGGATGTAGGCGACGCCCGTGCCCGGACCGAAGGACGCGCCCAGCGCGACGAGGATGAGGTCGCCCGTCTGCGTCGCAGCGGGCCGCGAGAACACCGTCGGCGTGCCGCTCGAGCCCCCGTTCGCGGGCGACGTCGGCCGCTCGGCGGCGACCCGCACGACCGGCACGGCTACGTCTCCTGAATCGTGAGCTGGCCCGCGAGGATCGTGAAGATGTCGTTGGCGGTGATGGTCTTCGGCGTCGTGATCGGACCCGCGTAGAAGAAGTTCCCGCCGCTCGCAGCGTCCGCGATCCCGAGGTGCGTGACGACGCCCCAGCCCGAGGGCGTGGCCTGGTTGAAGGTGATGTCGGCCGCGTTGCTGATGACGTTGTTCGGTGACGCGGAGATGTTCCAGTTGCCGCCGCCCGGGGTCACCTGCTTGCGGGCGTAGTTGTTCCCCGCGACTTCGGTTGCTCCGCTCGGGTCGTCGGGATCCGGCATCGCCGTGAAGAGCGCGACGTAGAGGTTCGTGGGCGCGAAGGCGGCTCCGCTGCGGAAGACGTAGTTGAGGAACGCCGCTTCGAGGTAGTTAGTCTTGTGCGTGCTCACCGATTCCCCCTCGGTCGCCAGTAGTAGTCGAGAGAGTAGAGCGAAGGCCGCTGGTTCTGGAACGGCGTCTTGATCCGGTAGGTGATCCACTTCGCCGATCGGTTCACCGGGAAGATGAGATCGCGCTCGGAAATCGTCGACTCGCTCAGATAGACCCGCTTCGCCGGAAGCCAGGTGATCGCTTCTCCGTTCATGGAAAGACCGATCTCGACGTCGATCCAGGCGCTATTGGCCTCGGCCTCGAGCACCACCCAGCCGAACTTCTTGAGCCCCGAGTAGCCGCAATCCGTGATGCCGCCGATGAGCTCGTTCTCGGGCCATCCCCAATCCGAGTCGAAGCCTTCAAAGAGCCGGACGATCCGACCGTCGCGGCCGCCCGCAAGATGGATCGCGGTCGCGCGTCCGCGACGGCTGTTGATCCGTCGACCCGCGTAGGCGTTGCACTTCAAGGTGTACGAGTTGATCGGGATGCGGGTCGTCTCGAAGTAGTCCCCGAATGCGAGGAATCCCTCGAACGGTTCGATCCAGACGTTCTCGACGAAGTTGAAGGCGAACGTCCGCCAGGTCCAGAGATCGCCGCCCGAGCGGAAGGGAAGCGAGCAGACGTAGAGCCCGAGATCCTCGATCACCTGGGCGCAGGCCATCCCGATCATGTCGTCGTGGAGCCCGTCGAAGACGGCCGGAGCGATCTCGCGGCCGATCGGTGTCTCGCGCGTCAGGTCGTAGGCGTAGAAGTTGTCGGGGCCGAGGAAGAGGATCTGCTGGTCGCGCTTGTTGACGGCACTTCCGCCGGCGCGGCACCCGAGATCGCTCACCTTCCGGTCGGCGCGGAAGTCGAACGGCGGTGTCGTCGGCGTGATGTTGTGGATCGAGCGGTCGCAGAGGAAGACGAGGGCGCCCGCGAGCTGCACGCCAGCCCGGATCTCGTCCTCGCCCTGCAAGTCGCGAGCCTTCGAGGCGAACCACGTCTCGGCATCGAGCGGATCGCTCCACCGGAAGCGGCGCGGGTAGCGGGTGCCGTTCTCCCGGGTGCGCCAGAGCACGAGCCGCTCGCCGAAGACCGCGGCACCACCGGCGCTCTGCACGTCGATCCCTTCGACGTTGTCGAGGCCGCCGAGCGCCGCCGCGACGCCCGAGCCCGTGAGCTTCTGGACGCGGTCCTTGTCGTTGCACGCGACGAGGATCGGGCCCGGAGAGCCGATGAGGAACGGTACCGTCCGCCAGCGGTTCTTGCGCCCCTCCGAGAGCGTCTGCGCGGCGTTGAAGCACTTCGTCACCGTGTAGGCCCCGGTGAGCCCGCGGTTGCCCTTGTAGCCCTCGAGGAGCGTTAGGGTCGTCGCGCCGCCGACGCTCGCGATCCGGGTCCACTTCGTCTCGGGATCCGCGTTCATCTTGAAGAGCATGGAGGCGCCGAGCCCTGCCGTGTCCCAGGCGGTGAGGTTCCCGGTGATCGAGAGCCCGTCGCCGCTGATCGCCGAGACCGTTCCGGTCGCGTAGGTGGGCGTCCGGCGGATCGGGGTCGCCGTGTTCGGGTCGAACTCGTAGACGTCGCGCGGCGTGAAGAAGTAGAGCGTCTCGGAGCCGTTCGGCTGGGCGAAGCGCCGAATCTCGTTCACCGGGCAGCTCTCGCGCGTCGTGAGTCCCGCCTGAGTCGCGCGACGGCGCAGCGCGTAGCGGCGAGCTTGCCCCGCGATCCAGTCCCCTTGCCCGGAGAGCGCGCCGACGTAGGCCGCCGAGAGCGAGATGAAGAGCACCTGGCCGAGAAGCGCAATCTGCAAGACGGGCGCCCAGCACGGCTCGGGATCCGTGTCGAGCTTGAAGTCCCACTCCGAGGGGACCATGACGCTCGACAGCGTCGGGTTCGGACCGATGAGCGTCCCGAAGCCTGTGGGCGATCCGCCGAGGTTGAGGTTCGTGAGCTGATCGCAGGCGCCGCCCTGGAAGTAGTCCTGAAACTCCGGCGAGCACGCGCGCTCGAGATACGTTCGGAAGCCCTCGGCGCGCAGCGCGGATCCCTGCTTCGCGGCCCAGCCCTTCGCCTTCCGCCAGCGTCCGGGTGGCGTGAGGCTCGCCCGGCGCCAGAGCGAGATCCCGCCACCCAGCACGTCGACGGGGAAGCGCTTGAACTCGGTGCTGTTCGGCATCGACTACGCCTTGATGATGGGCGTTCCGCCCGCGAGCCAGGGGCCCATCGCATCGACGGAGTGAGCGCCTGCGTAGCCCGTGAAGGACTGCTGGATCGAGAGGCCGGCGCCGCCCGGGACGATCGGGACCAGCGTGAGGGAGTGCGTGTGGTCCGACACCGCAACGCTCTCGACGCCGCCCCACGTCCCGCGCGCGCGGTTCGTGAGCCCCGACCCCTGCCCCCCGCCGAGGAAGTAGCGCCCGCGCCAGTCGGGGACGCGGAAGCTCGCCCCGCCCGGATCCGAGAGCCCGGGCCCGACGTTGTAGGCGGTGCCGATGACACCGAAGAGCGCGGGCTGAGGGTTCGGATCGGAGGACGTGCGCCCGTAGGCCGCGCCGTCGCAGAGGAGGTATCCGGCCGGCGCCGCATCGCCCGCCCACGCGCACACGGTTCCCGTCGGCACGACGACGACGTCCTGATAGAGCTTCCACTCGAAGCCGCCGCCGACCTTCGGGACCGCGAAGTAGACGCGGAAGGTGTCGGTCGTGAAGCCGACCTGGCCCTCGAGCGGGATGCGCGAGAGCAGCGTCGCAGCGGGCTCGGCGTAGACCCTGCCCGCTCCCGGCCGGTGTCGCCCGTGCGCGGTCGCCGTCGGCCCCTCGTGCTCGACCTCGAACATGGTCCGCAGCGCGACCTTCGTGCCGCGCAGCTCGTCGTCGACGACGTCCATGTCGTGAAGATCGCCGTCCGGGTAGGATTCATCCCACGGGATCGCCACCTAGCGCCTCCCCCAAAACGGGTATCCCCACTCGTCGTCGAGATCGGATCCGCGCACGGCGGCCCGCAGGCTCGGCACGAGGGTCATCCCGTTCTGCATCGCGGCGTCCTTCTTCGCGTTGATCGAGAGCGCGCCGCGCTTCGTGAAGCTCGACTCGAACACGGCGGCGAGATCGAGCATTTGCAGCGAGAGGAACGCCTCGCGCACGATCGCGTCGCGCACCATGAGATCGCTGTAGGCCGTCAAGAAGTCGCTGGTGTTGCCGTCGGGATCCGTGCCGTCGGGGTTCGGCTCGTTGAGATCCGCCTGGAAGAAGTAGCCGTCGAGACGCATCGCGTAGGCTTGGTCGGGCTTCGGCCAGAGCTCGAAGGACACCGTCGCCCCGTCGCTCGACCTCAGGACGTCGTAGTAGGCGGGTTCCGCCTCCTCGGCGATCGAGAACCGGCGCGCGAGCCACGACTGCGGACGGAGCTCCAAGGGGATGAGATCGTTGCCGCGCAGCAGCCAGAGCGAATCGCGCTCGCTGAACGGCTCCTTGAAGTGCGCGGGGGCGACGAGGGTGCGGCTGTGCGCGGTCGTCAGGAACGTCGCTCCGAGCTGCGCCTCGGCCGGGTAGAGCTGCCGCATCTCCTCGAAGTTGAGGATCTTCTGCACCTCGCGCCGGCCCGCGTTCGTCCAGGCGCGCTTCCAGTCCGTGACCTCGGGCACGTCGAGCTCGACGATGTCGAGCGCCTCGCGTTCGATCTCGGCGTAGGTTCGGGCCATCGCCTACTCCACGGCGAGCTCGAGAAACTCGAGCTCGATCGTCGCGTTCGTGATCGTGTCGCAAGTGCAGCTTCCCGAGACGCAGGAGAGCGAGCCGTCCACCGGAGGCTCGAGCCGCACCTCGAAGTAGTTGCTCCCGCTCGCAGGGACGACGTCGGACACCCATAGCGCAGCGCGGTCGCCCGCCGTCCGGGCGGCCCACGGCGCGCGGGTCGGGAAGTACCCGAACGCCGCGCTCCCGGTCCCCGGCGAGCCGAAAGCGATGTGGTTGCCCGCGGCCGGCTGTAGGTGGACGGTGTCGGAATCCGCGACCACCCCGCCCACGCGCGCGCGCAGCGCGCACCCCGTTCCCGATCCCGCCGTCACGCCGACGCTCAGCGCGAGCTCGGACCAGAAGAGCGCCTTTCCGCCGGGCAGCGACCACTTCGCGTTGTTCCCGCCGCACGTCGTGAAGGTGTAGGGAGTCGTGTTCGAGAGGCAGAGGCCGCTTCCGAGGGCCGGCGATCCCGCCCAGGAGACGTTCGGCGCGACGATCCGGTGCGCCAGCCCTCCGCCGACGATGCGGCCCGTGCGCGCGCCTGGACGCGCGACACCTACACCGCCTCCGGCCATCTGCAAGAAGCGCGTCCCGTTCGCGTCTCGACAGTGGAAGTTGGGACCGACGAGCATCGTGCCGTAGCCCGGATCCAGCACGCCCGCGCACCCGACGGCGAAGTTGCTGAGGGCATCGACGCGCCGCACCAGGGCGTCGACGGTGACGCGCCAGGGGATCTCGAGCTGGAACGTGTCGTCGTCGCCCTGGCCGACGTGGACGCGCACGCAGGAGTTGGGGAGCGACTGGCAGGTGATGTTGCCGCGCACCGTCGCCGCGCGGAGCGCGGGGCCCGAAGCTGCGACGTCGTCGCCCTGGAAGTCGACGGGGGGCTCGGCGACGTTCGTGCCGATGATCGTGCCGTCGATCGTCAGATCATCCCACTCGAGGATGTAGAGGCGGCTTGCCGTCGCCATGTAGAAGTCGGGCAAGAACGTGAGGCCCGCGCAGGTCGCCGTCGTGCCGTTGTAGTCGCAGCCGTCAGAACCGCCCGTCTTGTTCGTCTCGTGTCCGGGGTACGAGAGCACCCCGAGCGATCCGATCGACGCCCAGCCCGGAGCGAGCCGTCCCGTGAGCGTGCTGCCCTGCTGGTCGCCGTCCATCGTGACGAGGCACTCCGTTGCGTCGGCGCTCGTGCAATCGACGTCCCAGCGGGCCTTGTTTCCGATGAGCCAGCCGCAATTCGAGAACCCGGCGCCGCTTACCCGCTCGCAGCCGAGGCGCACGTCCCCGCGCACGTTGTCGGCCCACAGCGCGGTCGTGTCGTTGTCGCCCGCGATGGGCGTCGAGAGGATCCAGCGCAATCGCCCCTCGAAGCGCACCGAGCTCGAGGCGGCGCTCCCGAGTCCGTCGTTCCAGCCGTCCCCGATCCGCAGACACCAGTTGACGTCGCCCGGCGTGGTGAGCTTGCAGTCGAGGAGGACCGCGTCCCACGAGGGGTCGAGGACGACGGTGGCAGGCAGACCCGACGATCCCGTGCAGTCGGGCCCCACGTCGGCCGTCACGAGGGAGTTTGAGCCGCAGAGGCGCACGGGTCGGCGCCAGGCGTAGGTACCCGGACGCGGCGCCAGTAGGCGCACCTCGGGCGCCGACGTTGGCGCGCCGCCGGGGAAGAGGAGGCTGTTCGCGATGCGCTGGAAGTCGTCGGCGAGATCGCCGTCGTGGTCTTCGTCCGTGACCTGGGCGACGTCGCAGCCACGGATGCCGTCGGTGTCGACGCATCCGGGCCGATCGTAGAACTGCGGGAGCCCTTCGGCCGACGCGCAGGCCGCGGCGGCGAGGAAGACGCCCAGGACCGCCGCGGCGCGCATGGCCTACTCCTCGTCGCGGGTCAGCTCCCCCAGGCCCCGCTCGAGCTCCTCGTCGAGCTCCACGCTCGTCTCGGGCGCGAGCGGCATGTCGTCCTCCTCCGCGGCGGCCGCCGGCGCGGCCTCCGTGAAGACGGGAGGCGACTGGCTCGGGTTGACGTCTTCCTGTAGCGGGTAGACCCGCAGCGTCGCGTCTTCCTTGTCGGGCTTGAAGCCTCGCTTGCGGAAGAGGAAGCCGTCCTGGCGCGCTTCGACCAGACGCACGCCCTCGGGGCCGCCCTGCCACGTCCCGCAGAAGGGCCGGTTCGGATCGAACTTCGGCTTCCCCCCCGCCATCGGCTAGACGCCCGCGTTCGAGAAGAAGAGGAAGGGGTAGATCGTCGTCGTGTTGATCGTGCCCGACGAGATCGCGGTCTTGTGGTTCACCGTGATGGTGGCGCCCTTCTTGAAGGTCGGAGCGACCCCCGAGACGAGGACGGGATCGAAGAAGTAGGGCTGTCCGATCACCGGCGTCCACGCCCCGAGGGTGAAGGTCGCCACTTCCACGGTGTCGACCTTCAGGGCCATGACGTTGCCGGTCGTGATGGCGACCGCGGACGCGCACACGATGCAGAGGGCACCGATGCGGCCAGGGGCGGGAGCGACGAAGCTCCACTTGTCTCCGGCGCTCGCGCCCGTGTTCAGCACGACAGCGAGCGAGTTGAAAATCGGACAGAGGAAAGCCTGGTCGTACATGCGCGCCTCCTGCCGCCTAGTAGGTCGGCGGCGGACCGAGATCGGCGTTCGAGCCGGAGAACCAGATCACCCGCGTCTCGGCGTCGATGTTGGTGCCGTTCTTGCCGTACCGCCACGGCGTCGCCCAGCCGCCGAGGAAGTACCACGCGAGGCCCTTCGAGCGGCCGAAGTCCGTCGGGATCTTCGCGCGGATCTCCGGGGCCATCGCGACGCCCTGGACGACGGGATCCTCACCGAAGAAGACGGCCTCGCCGCAGACGGGCGAGCCGATCGGGAAGGGCGCGAGGGACGCGCGGTGGTTGACCTCGATGAACCGCACCCCCTCGATCATCCCGACCTCGCCGAAGAACAGGCGATCCGGATCGCCGTAGAGCGCGGCGTTGATGAAGTAGGGGTCGTTCTTGATTCCCCGCAGGAAGTAGGTCGAGGCGAGGCAGATGTAGTGCTCGCCGTCGTAGGGCGGGATCCGGTAGTCGTCCGCCATGCGGTCGCGGATGTTCTGGACGTCCGAGACGAGCGCGTTGCGGGTCGCGGCGACCGTGGGCTTGCCGACGGCATCGGTGTTGCCGGCCGTCCACGTGTACGTCGGCGTGCCGGTCGTGCCCGTCGGCGTGTAGCAGACGCCCGACGCCTTGAAGTGACGGGACGTGATCCGGTCCATCGTCTTTGCCATGTCGTTGCGGAGCGTGCGGAGCACGGGGACGCTCGGATCCCAACGCGCGAGGATCTCGAGCTTCCCCGTCCACGGGACCGAGTTGCCGTACTCGCGGGCGGTGAGCGACGCCTTCCGCACCGCGAACTTCGTCTCGGGCATCGGGTTGTATTCCGAGAGCCCGTCCACGTTCGCGGCCGTCTCGACGTCCGTGATCTTCTCGTAGTCGAGCTGCTCGCCCTTGCCCTTGCCGTAGTCCGGCTGCTGCCGGATGAACTGCATGAAGCGCATCATGGGCTGCGCGGCGATGCGGAGCTCGTTCGAGAGCTCCGGGTTCGCCATGTAGCCACCGTCGGCGGCGACGCCCCAGGACTGACCGGACATACGGGACTCCTTCAGAGTCCCACGTCGCTTAGGTGCGGACCTTCTTCATGGAGCCGCCGGGCCGGCGCGCCTCTCCCGAGGCTTCGGCCTGGCGGGCTGCGTTCGTCGAGATCCACGCATCGACGGCGGCCGCGCCCTCGGGCGCAGTCTTCGTCGGTGTCGTGGGCCGGGTCGTGCGTGCAGCCGCTCCCGTGGTCCCGCCCGACGCGACGTGGGCGGACTGCGGAGCGGCAGCCGTGCGGATCTCGACGTCCCTCGCACCTTCCTCGCCCTGACGCTTCGGGAGCGGACGGCCGAGCTGCTCGAAGGACAGGCGCGCGATCTCGTCGAGACTCTCGAACACGCCGCGGCCCTGGTGGAGCCGCGGGTTGTTCGCGTAGTCCGCGATCACCGCACGCACGAGCACGCTCTTGGTCTTGAGCTCCGGGTACGACCGGAAGAGATCCTCGCGGAAGTTGCGCGCGGCGTCGTAGGCATCGAGGAGCTGCTGCTGTCGCGGAAGGATCCGCGACGAGACGGCTCCGATGATGCGTTCGAGCCCCGCCCGCGGGATGCCGGCTTCCTCGGCGATGGCGTCGAGATCGGCGTCCCCGTCCGCACCCGGACCCGCGCCCGCGAGGCCGGGATCGGCCCCCTCGGCGCGTTCGTACCGCTGCGTCAGGCTGGTGGAGAGGCGCCGGAGATCCCCGCGCAGCTCTCGATTCTCCTGCCGGAGAAGGTCGAGCTCGCTGGGTTCGGCTGCCGCCGCCGTGCCGCGGTTGTCGTCCGTCCCGGTCGGCGACGAGCCGGGATCGACGCCCGGATGGGCCGCGCCATGCGCGGCTTCCGGGTCTGCATCGGAGGCCAAAGGCCCCCCGGGTCCGAAGGGCGCGAAGCTCACTCCTCGCGTTCCTCCTGCTGGATCGCGTTCACGCGAGCCAGATTGCACGCCTGCGCGAACCTGAACGCTTCGCGCGCGCGTGCTCGAAGCTCGACAAACTGCTCGAAGGAGAGCTCCTGATCGCTGACCAGCTTCTCGATCACGCCACCCCAGGAGATCCCGAGGAGCTTGCGGACGGTCGGAGCCAGCTCGAGCGCGGCCTCGTTCGCCGCCAGGATGCCCTCGACGACCTTCGGATCGAGTATCCCAATCGGTACGACCGACGCCACGCTGCGGAATCTACGCGGAACGGGTGCGCGGTGTCAACGAAGTCGCGCTAGTCGACGTCCTGCTCGGGCTTGCGCCGCGGGCGCGGGACGATCGGCGTGGCGCGTCCCCCTTCGCGGCGCTGCCGCGCCTGCCGGCGCACGTCCTCGGCCTCCTCCATGCGCTCGTTGTGGCGCCGGACGGCCTTCTGCGCCGGCGTGCGTTCGGCGATGCGCTTCATCTTGTGGCTGTAGAGCATGGTGCCGTCGGTGCGGTAGGGATCGTCGGCCACGACTACACCCTCCGGCGCCGACGGCCCTTGCCGCGGCGCGTGGCGCCCCGGACGAAGCGCCCGGGGTCGGGGTCGGTGTGCGGCGTCTCGGGCTGCGCGGCGGGCTCCGCGACGGGGGCCGCGCGCACGGGGGCGCGCGAGACGAGATCGGCGGGGCTCGTCGCCCCGGTCGGCGTCGGCGCGACGCGGTCCTGCAAGGCGCGGGCGCGCGGCGCGACGTTCAGGTTCCCCGTGTCCTTCATCGCTTCGTCTCCTTGCGCGTGCAGCGCGCGCGCGCCGCCGCGGCCTTCCCGGTGCGGACGGCGCGGCCCTCGTCGCCCGTCCTCGCAAGCGTCTCGTTCGCAGCCTTCGCGAACGCCCGCTGCTGCGCCGGACACGTCGCCTTCTTGGTGTGCTTCTGCGCGTCCTTCGGCTCCCAGGGCATCGCTACTCCCCCTCGGCCTCCCCGAGCTCCATCTCGTCGAGAAAGGCGGAGGCTTCGCGTTGCAAGATCGTCGCTCCGACCGCGAGGCGCCGCGCCGTCGCGCGCGCGTAGGTGAGACTGTACCCCTCCTCGGCCGAGAAGCGGATCACGATGATGCCGTCGGTCCTCTCGTCGATCTGTTCGAGCGCCCGGTGGAGGCAGACGAGCGGCGTGAAGTCCGAGTCGCGCAGCGCGACGACCTTCCCCGTCGTGCTCCGCATCAGGTTCCTCCCGGGGCGAGCGCGGCGCCCGCGGCGATGCCGGTGCCGCTGTGAGAGCCCGGTTGCATCGTGTTCGCGGCCGCGAGCCGCGCGAGAACCATCTGCTCGAGCGCGTCGATCTTGCGGAGATCCTCCTCGCTCTTCACCAGGCCGTCGTCGTCGAGCGCGAGGGCCCGCATGATGCGCCGGACGAGCTTCCCCATGTCCATCCGGTTCGCGAGGCCCGGGAAGCCCTGCATGAGCTCGATGATCTTCTCGATGCGGTCCATTTCCTGCGCTTTGGCGAGGATCGTGGTCAAGGCCCGCACGCGGAACTCGAGCCCAAGCTCGAGCGTCGCGTCGCCGAGCGAGAGGCGCGTCACGAGGAGCCCGTAGAAGCGATTCGCCTCCTCGCGTCCCAGCACCTGCTCGACCCACTGGCGCCCGCCCTCACCGAAGATCCGGTAGGTCACGAGGAGCGAGAACGCCTTCTCGAGCGCGGGCTCGAGGCTCGCCTTCTCCATCCACTGTGCGATGCCTCGAAAGACGACGTTCGAGTTGCCTTCGCGAATCTGGACCTCGCGTGCCGTCGTCTCTCCGCTGCGCGGCGCCTTGCCGAAGGTGAGCTCGCTGACCGTCGTGCCTTCCTCGAATTGGCCCGTGAGCATCTGGTAGACGCCGAAGACGTTGGTGTTGAGGCTTCCGGTGTCGAGGGGCCGGATCATCGGGCTTCCGTCGTTCGCGGCGCCATTCGACTGGAACACCGAGCCGGGTCGGATGCCCTCGGCGAACTCCTTCGGGTTCACGATCTTCGTGACGTCGACCTCGAAGGCGCGCAGCACGTCGTAGATCGTGGCGTCGAGGATCGCGTTCGCGAGCTCCGTGATGGCGATGGCGACGCCCGCGTTGTGCTCGACCAGGCCGCGGCCGTAGGTGGAGAACGGGATCGGCTCGATCGTCGCGTAGACGAAGGGGTCGTCGCCGTCGAAGGGCGAGGGCGCGTAGCGGACGACGACCTCCTCGATCACCGTCAGCACGCGGCCCCGCTCGACGCCGTTGCCGTCCTCGGTCGGGACCGTGCCCCACAGCTCGATTCCCTCGTAGGTCTTCCGGCGCGCGATCACGCTGCGGCCCTCGGAGACGCGGCTGCCCTTCTCGAACTCCTCCGTCCCGATCCGCTCCGTCACCTTCCGGCGTACCTCGGCGAGCGCGGCCAGGTCGTAGCCCGCCTCCTCGGTCATCTGGTCGAGATCGCCGAGATCCCCGGCGATGCGCTGGATCCGGTGCATCCCGCGGCCCATCGCGTCGCTGTAGAAGTCGAAGGGGTCGACGAGATCCTTGCGGATACGGACGCGCCGGACGTGGCGCAGCTCGGTCGTGAGCTCGATCGGGAGCCCCGCCTGCATCCGGGCGATCGTCGGGTTCGCGTCGGGCGCAGCGGGCGGCATCGCCCCGCCGTCCTGCAGGATGGCGTCGATCGCATCGGCCTCGCTCGGTGCCGCCGGGGGTGGCGGCGCGACCGTGCGGAGCACGCGCACGGGGACGTCGACCGTCTCGGGGTAGAGCTTCATCACGAGGGGCGCCGTCGCGGCGGCACCCTTCAAGCCGAGGATCCATGTATCGAGGAAGTCGAGCCGCGACACCGGATCGCGCTCCTCGAGATCCGCGCGCAGGAGCTTCGACCAGAACGGCAGGAGCTCCTTGTCGATCGGGTCGTCGCCGCTCGTCTCGACCGTAAACCATTCGCTGATCTGCGTGAGGCCCTGCTTGAGAATCGCCATCGCGGCGTTCAAGGCGTTCGGAACCTTCGAAAAGGCGATCTTCGATTGCCAGCGGGCCTTGCCGCGCCAGTCGTGGCGGTTCATCAGCAGGTCGTAGGAGATCCTCCAGTGTTGCTCGCGCTGCATCCGGTTCGTCTTCTCGGCGTTGAAGACGTGCTGGGCGTACTCGCGGAGCCACTCGGGAAAGCGCGGCGCCGCGGATTCGGTCCGATCCTCGGCATCGGCCGCGAGCTCGGGCGCCTGCGCCCTCGGGTAGCCGCCGCGCACGCGCGCGCCCGGCGGTGCGATCACCGACTCGGCGCCCTCGTTCATCGTGCCTCCTCGTTTCGGACGGGGCGGGCCCCGTGCCGCGGCACCCCGAGACGGCCACCCAAGGCGCTCGCGCGGCGACCGTGGAGCCCGCCCCGCACGCGAACCTATCACGCCCGCGCGTTCACCCGGTAGCGGGGACCGCCTTCGACCAGGGGCCGGCCGTCCGGGCGGCCCGAGAGGAGGTTTCGGAAGGCGTTCGCGAAGAAGTATTCGACCGAGTGCGCGACGTCGCAGAAGGGGTGCTCCTCGACCGGCTTCTCGATGTAGTTGGTCCGCTGGTGCAGGGTGATCGGTTGGAGCTTCGGGAAGCGGTAGAGGCCGAGCATGGCGTTGCGCAGCGTGGGACACCGGCGCGAGTCGATCGCGTAGGCGGGCTCGCCCTGGATCGTCTCCTCGAGCTTCTTCTGGATGATCTTCCGGCGGTTGGCCTTGGTCTGCTCCGTGGAGGGGATCGACTCGAAGCGGAGGCCGAAGACGCCCTCGACCGTCTCGGCGTCGTTCGGGCCCTCGCTTCGCTCGCTGCGGCCGGCGGGATCCCCGAAGAGCCGGCCCCAGGTTGCGCCCGGGAAGAGCTCGCTCTCGAAGAGGAGCGCCTGTTCGCAGAAGAAGCCCGTATGCGAGGACGGGACCGTGAACTCCGCGAGGGTGCGGATGCGGCCCGCCGCCTGAATCTGGTGGTAGGTGACGAACGGGAAGCGGTAGCCGAAGTCGATCGCGCGATGGATCGGCCGCGCGGGATCGAAGCGCGTCGGCCGGAAGTGCCAGGGCTTGCCGTTCATCTCCTCGGTGACGCTGTAGACCGGCGTGCCCTCGGGCTTGATCCCCCACTTCCCGCCCATGAAGACGCTGACCGTCCGGCGGTCGACGCTCGCCGCGAGGCGCTCGAGGTAGCCCCGTGGCAGGTGCCCTCCGCGATCGGGGTGGTTCTCGTAGCTCGACGTCTCGACGTAGAAGAATCCGTCCTTCGCGTCGCGCCGAGCTCCGAAGGCGTCGGTCGCCCCGCCCACGAAGAAGCGGTAGAGGAAGTGCGTCTCGTAGACGTGGTTCGAGAAGACGCCGAGGCAGCGCCGGTAGTCGGGGCCCCAGGTGTTGCCGGTGAAGCCGCAGCGCGGGCAGCCGCGGCTCTTGCACTCGCGGCACGGCGGCGCCTTCTGGCGCAGCCGCGAGAGCAGGAAGTCGATGTCGTCCTCGGCGATGAGCGAGCCTTCGTCGATCAGGATGAGCCCGAACTCCGTCGATCCCCACTTCTCGACCTTGTCGAGCCCGCCGAAGAGCACGCTCGATCCGCTGATGTGAGTGTAGGTCTGCGTCTCCTCGTGCCACCGCTTCTTACACCGTTCGGCGACGTTCGTGCCTTCGGCGTTGCCCTCGACCATGCGCTCCAAGAACTCCTTCTTGGTGGTGAGGTTGAGCGCCGCGAACGTCTCGCGGACGATGAGCACCTTGATCCCGGGGAAGCGCGTCAGCCACTCGAAGGCGATCCACTTCAAGATGGTGCTCTTCCCCGAGCCCCAGCCCCCGAAGTACGCCGCGACGAGGATCTCTTCGGGCTTGCCCTCGATGCCGGCGAGGAGGAGCCGGCGATACCGCTGCTGCGTCTCGAGGAAGACGGGCAGCGCGACCTCGATCGTGCTGGTGCGGGCGCCGTGCACGGGCTAGACTCCTCGTTGCTCGCGGCCAGGGTGGTCCGAGTGCTTCTTTCGGGTGAGCGCCCGCCGGCCCTTCGGGGTCGGCGGGCGTTTCCGTTCCTAGATCGGCGTCTCGTCCTCGAAGACGCTCACGGCGGCCTGGGCCTCGAGCTGCTGCTGGGGCGTCACGAGCCGCGCGCGCCGCACGCGGCGCTCCTCCTCCGACTCGTTCGGGTCTTGGAGCCGCACGATGTAGTCGGTGACGGCGGCCAAGTCCTTGCGGTTCAGAACGGGATACTGGCGGGCCGCGATCTCGCGCAGCGCCACGAGGGAAATCTCGAAGTCGGGCTCGAGCCAGACGAGCTTGTTCGCGAAGAGGACGGGCTCCTGGCCGAGCACGGCGGCGATGGGCGCGAGGACCGCGCGCCGGGCGTCGTCGTAGGCCGTCTCGCAGCCCTGCGCGGCGAGCTGCTGGGCAAGGAGCGCGATCTGCCGCAGGAGCGTCGCGCCGTCGAAGGTGATCTCGCGGACCTTCGTGGCGTGGAGCGCGGCATCGGCGACGGCGAGCATCCGGCGGACGAGGTGCTTCTCGGCGAAGCCCTCGCGGAGATCCCACTTCGCCTTGCGCGAGCGGAGCCGGGCCCGGAGAGCGAGTGTGACCTCGCTCTTATCCAGCGCGCCGATCTTCGGCGGTCGGCTTTTCTTGCGCGGCACTCTGCCTCTTCTTCACGGCGATCGGCTCGGTGAACTTCTCGCGGACGTGCAGCATGAGGGCGCTCGTCGTGCGGACGATCCGCTTGACGTACTGCCCGTTCGGCCGCTTGTCGTAGATCACGAGGACCGTTCCCGCGGGCATCGCGGAGACGAGGAGGCGGCCGCCCTTGCCGGTGGGCGCGCCGTCGCCCGGAGCCGGGAGCCGCGGGATCAGGTGCATCCGCGGTTCCGCGCGGCGACGCCCGCCGAGAGCGCCGCCGCGCGCGCGAGAAGCCCGCTCACGGGTTCGATCAGCACTTGCCCCCGCGCTTGTCGCTGTTAACCATGGACTTCGGCGGCTTCGCCGCGATGCCGGGCGCGGGCGGCGACACCTTCTTCCCGCCGCCGCTCGTGACGGGCACGTTCTTCATGTTGCCGCCCGGAGTCTTGCCCCGGCCTCGGTGCTTCATCGCCATCGAGTTTCCTCCTTGCGTGCGTCTCGGACGCGACGTGCGACACCGTACCACGCTAGATCGGCGTTTCCTCTTCCGAAGACGCTTCCTCGGCGGCGCCGTCGCGATCGAGCTTCTCGGTGAGCCCCTCGAGGAGAAGCCGCTGCAAGCTCCACCCCGGATCGAGCGCGGCGAGGTGGCGCTTCGCGCGGCGCCAGAGCGGCTTCGGAAGGTCACAGGTCGCGCGGATCGTCTCGTCGCTCATCGCCGCGGCCTCAGAGGTTCGGTCCCCTCGCTGCCTTCGCGGAGCTCGCGGGCCCTGCGGACGGCGCCAAGATCGCCATGCGCGACCGCCTTCGATCCGCCCCCCTCGTAGGCGACGAGGAGGTAGAAGCCCGCCGCGGGCGGATCCCCGAACGCGGCCTCGACCGCCGCGCGCAGCATCGCCTCGCTCGTCGAGATCGCCTGCCAGTCCACTACGCGAGCCGCAGCCCCGGCGGCGCCGCGAGGACGCGCCGCTCCGTCCGCGCCGCGTCCGAGAGCGCCGAGGCTTGGAGCGCGAGGTGCGCGAGGAAGCGCAGGAAGACGGTGTGGTTGCTGAACGCGAGAATGGGCCCCTGGCCGTTCACGAAGAGCCCGTACTCCCCGCTCGGACCGAGGCCGACGGTGATCGACTCGAAGCCGACGATGGACACTTGGACCACCGGAACCTGCGCCGTGCCCGGATCCTCGGGCGCATCGCCCTCTTGGTCAGTCATCCGGGAGATCCTCCTTTCGGCGCCGCGCGGCGTACTGTGTCGGCGCCGCGCACGTCGCGAAGTGCGACGCCAGGAACCTGCCGCTCTCCGTCGTGCGCGTCGTGTTCGCGACCCATCCCCCGCGCCCGTCGGGCCGCACGAGGTAGACCGGGATCTCCTCGGAGAGCATGAGGGCGCGGCCGCTCGGGTCGATCGCGGCGACGACCTTCTGCCGGCACCGCTGGCAGCGACCGTCGGGCCCGATCACGAGGGCTCCGAGTGCTGCGCGAGGAGCGCGCGCAGGCGGTCGACGGCGCGTTCGTAGGCGCGCGGCGTCCGCTTCTTGAGCTCCTCGAGCGCGCGCGCGAGCGAGTCGACCATGCTGTCGGCGAGATCGCCCATCACGTTCTCGGCGACGCGGTTGACGGCGCTCTCGCCGGACCCTTCCGCAAGGCTCTTCACTTCTTCGGTCATCGTCCGTCTCCGAGGAGCGCGTGCGCGCCCTGGGTCAGCATCTTCGAGAGCCGCGGCAGCGCGACCTCGCCAAAGGTCTGCCCGTCGGCCCCTTCGAGGAACGGCAGGAAGAGCGCCGCGGCGGACACGATTCCCGCGTCGACGGCGTTGAGCGCCGCCTGGATCCAGAGCGCGAGGACGCGGTGCTCGCTGCGGCCGCGCCCTTCGCGAAGCGCCTGCCACTTCCGTTCGCTGAACCGCTTCGTCCGTCCGTCGATCGCATGTTCTTTCAGCTCCGCGTCGGTCGGGAGTCGGATCGAGAACCGCGCGAGGTAGGTCGTCCCCTCGTGCGTCCACGCGAAGCGCAGCGTCGCCTTCCGTCCGCGCCCCAGCCGCGCAGCAGGTCGTCGATGTCGCCTCGGTTCTTCCCGACACTGACGGACGTATCCTCGGCGTAGCGACGCACGGTTCGCTGCGCCGCAGGGCGAGCACTGCCTGGATCCGTTCGCGCCTCGCGTCGATGTTCGGGCTCTCGGACGACGTCACAGCGGCGTGTCGTCGTCTGCGACGTCCGTGGCCGTGGCGCTCATCGCGACCTCGCGTTCGTGGGACTCGCGCACGAGGACGGGCCGGATCCAGGCCCCGAGCTCGAACTCCCGCACGACGGTCGGCTCCTCGGGATCGACGTCGATCGCCGGGAGGAAGCCCTGGCCGAGCGCCTGCGCGCGCTGCCCGGCGATCCACCGCTTCCAGACACGGATCGCTTCGGCGCGATCCTCGGATTCGACAAAAACCGGCACCCAGCCGCGCCGGGCTTGGATCAGGAATCCCTTCACATTCGCCCCCCGCTTGGGCATCAGCGTCGCGGCGGCAGCCCCAGCACGAGCGCCGCGAACAGCCAGCAGAACAGCCCGGCCGAGAGCGCCAGCCCGACGCCCCAGCCGAGCGTTTCGGCGAGGTTCCAGAGCGCGATCGTCCAGAACTCCCCGGGCGTCACGTCCAGATGCCCCATTCCGTGAGCGTGCCCTGCGCGTCGAAGCGGAGCTCGAGCCGGGCGTTCTCGTCATCCCCGCGTCCCGCGCCGAGCTCGACGACGCTGCACCCGTTGACGACGTACTCGAGCGAGTGCCCGGGCTGCGGCCCTCCCAAAAACCCGGCCGAGCTTCGGGTCGACGGCAGCGATCTCGGGCTCGAGCCGGAGGATCGTCGCGAGGAACCAGAGGGTGGCATCGAGATCGGTCTCAAACCCGCGCCGCGCGAGGCGATGGACGTTCGAGCGTGTGGTCACGGGATGATCGTCCTCGTGCGCGTCTCGAGATCGGTGTAGCAGTAGACCATCTCGCCGCACGTCGCGTCGAGGATCGGTTGCGAGTACCAGCTTCCGCCGCGCGCGCCCCCGAGGCCGTTCTCGTGCGTCATCACGGGGATGCGCTCCTCGCCGAGCTCGACGAGGAGCTGGCCGATCGCGCCGTACCAGGCGAGCGTCCCGCCGTAGAGCCGCTCGAAGGTCCGCGTCTTCACGCTGACGACGCCCCCCGTCGCGCGGGTCCGTTCGAGGGCCTTCTCTGCCCAGGCGACCATCCAGGCCCGCGCGGCGTCGTGGCGAAGATCCACGCACCACGAGCGCGGCCCGTAGGGGATCGGCTTCGACGTCGCGAAGTCCGCGAGGAGCGCCTCCGCGAAGTCCGCCGGCGCGTTCATCTGCGCGAGCCAGAGCCGGTACATCGGCTCGTCGAAGCCGACGCCTGGCACGTTCGGCTCGCGCAGGATCCACGCGGGGTCGAAGCCCGGCGCGAGGTGTTCCTCGGCGACGGCGTAGGTGTCGAGCCGCAGGTCGAGCCAGAGCTCGAGAGGGGTCGCGCAGCGCGCTGCCTCCCAGGCCGCCTCCCGCCAGGCCAGGATTTGCCCTTCCGTCCGGCGGCTCAGTCGCTCGAGATTCGTCCCCACCGGGATCCCGAACGGCCGGTGTCGCCCTCCGAGGCCGACGATCTCCGCGGCCGTGAGCGGGCGCTCGAGCCGCACGAGCCGCACCGGGTTCATCGTCTCCGCGACGAGCGGATTCTCGAGGCTCCAAGCCCAGACCGGGATCGGATTCATGCTCCCTCCTCGTACACGTCGCAGACGGTCGCCCTCACCGCGCGAACTCCTCGGCGTCGGCCGGCACCCACCCGAAGCGGCGCCCCTCCGTCAGCCGCGGGACGTCGTTCAGCACCTTCGCGGCGCCGCGGCTCTCCACGGCGAACGGATCGCGCTCGAAGATCACGACGTCGCAGCTCCCCTCGACCGCCTGCGGCTTGCCCGGGAGCACCCACAGCACGATGCCCGGCCGCACCAGCGGCGTCGCCGAGCCCGGACTCGGCTCCCTGTCCACGACCCGCACGGCCATGCCGATCTTCGGCTCCTCGCTCACCGGATGATCCATCGAAGCCCTCTCTCGGGTGTTGGCGCCCGCGCCACCCGCGCGTGGCCTCCAGGGGAAACGCGATTCGCGCAGAGAACGCGGGCGC